CTCAAAGGGTTTGGTGCCACGTCTGCCACCGAGGATGTTGGCGCGCAGGTATGGCTCGCGCTTGGCCTCAGGGAAGACGGTCACCACCAGACTGCGCTTGCTGGCCTTCTCCACCCGCCATGCGTTTTGAATGAAGGGTGTCGGCCGATCGAAGTAGGTGCGTGATGCGCCCTTCAGTGCGGTGCGTGCGTCAAAGCCCACGCTGTTGAGCGCCTGCGAGATGGCGAACGGAAGCTGCTTGGTCATGGTGTCGGTCCACCTGATGGCCTTGGGCAGCTCTGACTGGATGTCGAGGGTGAGGGTCGCCATGCGCCAAGGGTAGGCAGGGAGGCCGAGCCAGGGAAGCGAAATGGCGTGAGCTTGACCGTCACGCTTGTAACGCCTGCGTAACAGGGGGCGTTACATCAAGACCGATTGCGGGGCAGCGGGTCTGAGCCCCCCGTAACCATGTAACAACTATTTTTAAGAATAGAATTATTTATAAAGGGGGGTCTAAGAGGGTTCACACACACATGTCTCTCTGTAAGAGAGAGAGAGAGTATGTCGGCCGAAAACCGTTACACCGTTACGCTTTTTGCTAACCCGTTGCAGCGCAAGGGATTTGAGCCGTAACAGCCCCTGTTTCACCCCCGTTGCAAGGCCGAAATCCGTAACGCAATCGCCCTGGAGATGGCCCCCACACCCCTGAAACGGGTGGCCCCTGCCTTGCTCGCACCTGGCAAGCGGCCAAGCACTGTTGCCCAGCTGTGAGACCAGGGTGTGTCACGCAGGATCGATGCCAACGCCTCGGCGGTGTTGCTGACCAGCAGCTGATCGGCGTCCTTATCGACCCGTAGACCATGCCGCCCGAGGTTCTCCTGAGCCTGGCGACTGGACACGTCCATGTCGTTCATGGTGTGGCCGACGATCTCGACCAGCTCACCCAGGGTGCGGGTGACGGTTTTCTCATCAGTCTCAACTCGGACCTGATGTTGGAGTATGCGCTGGATGCAGCGTTGCTCATCGGGCACCTCAGTGGTCTGGCTGTAGGGCTCCCAATCGTTCTGATCGATGAGGGTGCGCGCCTGCTCTGGCGTGGGCACTTCGCTGGACATCAGCGACCACGCGCCGGCGAGGAGGGTGCCGTACTGATCACCGAGGCGTTGCGAGTCGAAATGTTCAGCCGCAGCCTTGGTGAAGATGCGGACGCTGGCGCGGATGGTGGGGATCAGCGAAACGGTGCGCGCGATGAGCCTGCGGGCTGTCTCGTTGGTGATGTGGCGATCGAGATCGCGGTCCAGCTGCTCCCAGTGGGCGATGCGCTCGGCCTTGGGCAGCTCGTTCGGTGAGCGCAGGGTGAGCTGAGCGAAGCGGCTGCGATCGGCGCCCTGCTTGAGAGCGGTGGCGATGGATGACATCAGGAACATCGAGCGGATGTTGAAGCGGGTGACATCACCACCGGGGCTGCCCTTGAGCATGGTTGCGTGAGACTCACTGGACGCAACACGAGCCAGCGCGAGGATGTTCTGCATCCGCACCTGATCGGCCTTCTCGTTCGACTCGGCCTCATCGAACACAACAGGCAGGGCATCACAGCGAAGGGTCTGGCGGAGGCCGGCCTCAGTGGTGTTGCCGGCGACGATGAGCCCCATGTCACCGAGCAGGATGGCGACGTAGCGATCGAGGATGGCGGACTTGCCGGATCCAGCTGCTGCAGTGAGCCAAGCGTGCGGCCGCCATGGGAGGGCGCCGCAGATCGGCGCAAGGGTGACCCAACCGGCGAGGAGCAGGCCGGATGCTGGCACCTCCCAGTGGAAGCGTTCGGCCAGCTCGCAGATGACGAGGGCCTCGGCATCGCTCAGCGGCTTGGTTGAGCCCGGCCCCTCCAGCTCTGACATGCGCTGGTAGAGGTATTTCGACTTGAAGGGTTTGAGAACGGGGTGACGCTTGCCATCGACCACCAGCTCATCGCCGAGGTGAAGGATGGTGCGCTTCTCATCCCACCATGCGCCGCGGCCGCGGATCCGATCGGGGTTGTAGAAGCCACGTTCAGCGTTGATCGCAAACAGCATGGATGCGGCCTTTGTCCAGTCAACGCCACCACGATCAGTCGGGCATAGCTCGCGCCAATACTTCAGACCGGCAAGAGAGACCAGGTTGGTTGAGGTGTGCGATGCGCGGGTGAGGCGCACCACCTGGCCGGTGTTGTGCGGGCGGTAGTAGTAGGCATCACCATCGAAACCGAGGCAGGTGAAATGGCGATTTGCATCGAGATCGGGAAGGTCCGGCTCGGTGTCGGGCTCGCCCTGCAGTTCCGGCTGCTCGGGCAGCTCAGGATCCAGCTCGAGGAAAGAGGAGAGGTTGGCCTTGATGTAGGCCGCGGCCTCCTCTGGCGTCCAGGTGGCATCAGCCAGATCCCAGCCTTCAGGTGAGCCTGCTGGTGGGGTGACCATCTGCACGCGATCGACGGGGAGGCGGAGCAGCAGCTGCGCGAGGCGATCCATCGCCTGCTGGCCAACGGCATCAGCATCAGGCCAGAGGATGACGCGGCGGCCGGCCAGTGGTGACCAGTCGGCCTTGTCGATCGCCTTGCAACCTGATGGCCAGGTGGTGACGACAGCGCGGGGGTAGAGCTTGGCTGCTGCGTCGGCTGCCTTCTCGCCTTCAACGATCAGCACGGTGCCGGTGCGACTGCGCAGCTGGTCGAGGTTGAGCAGCGGTCGAGGCGCTGGTGGGGCCTTCCATTCCCAGCGGCTGCCGGACCACCAGAGTGGGCGGATCTTCTTGCCGGGGAAGCGGCAGACCAGGAAGGTGTCGCTGTAGCGCCAGACGTTCTCGGCGCCCTTGGTTGGAGGTGTTGGGCGCTGCGGGGCGATGCCGAGGTGCTGCTCGATGCGCTTGGCTGCTTCGGCAAAGGTCCAGCCGGTGCGGCGAAGGAGGAGATCCATGCCATTGCCGGCACCACCGGACTGGTTCTTGCCGCCGCACTGATTGCAGAACCAGGAGCCGGAGCCGTCTTGGTCGTCGAAGCGATAGCGATCCTCACCACCGCACAGCGGGCAGGGCTGATGCTTGTCAGTGAGCTGATCGCTGGAGAGACCAGCAAGGGCGCCAAGGATTGACGGCCAGTGGCCGATAGCGAGATCTGTGATGCGGGTCATCAGAAACGGCCGAGCGTGTACTGCTGAACTGCGAGGCGGTTGTCTTCTATTTCTTGCTTGCGTTTGGCCTCGAGCGCGCGAAGACGATCCGGCCAATGTTTGGCAGCATTGGTGATCAGTGGATCGTTAATTGAACATCCGCGGATGCGATCGAGTTTGTAGATGTCCTCCTCGCCGGTGTATGCCTGATAGAGCACATCGGCGGTGATCAGGTCCGCCAGTTGGGCGCGCATCTTGCGCTTGAAGCGATCGGAGCCTTCTAGGGAAAGGCTGAGGCCGCATTGCATACGGTGGCAATGCTTGACAGCTTCCATGCCAGCTCGCAGTGGGCAATCACCTTGCGGGCACTCCGTCATTTCTGCTCCTGCTGCATGGCGTTAGCGATGAGCTGCCGAACAAAAGCTGAGCGGGATAGGAGGAGACCGGCCTGCTGATCGAGCCAGGCGATCTGCTCAGGTGGCAGGTCGAGGGTGATGGTGCGGCGCTGTTGGCGCTTAGGCTGCATGGGGATCGCTGGGGGATCGCTGGGGAAACTCTAGCGGCATTTTGACCATGCGCAACGCATCGCCAACGGAACGCGCCACGCCGGCCACACCACCAGCAGCTCGCACGGCATGGAGCCACTGCTGCTGCGTAGGCGCCAGCCGGCCCGTTGCCGTCTTCACCTCGATGCTGGTGAACACCGCGATCCGCTGGCCAACCATCTCGGGTGTCACCACCACGGTGCGCCAGCCGATGAGATCTGCGGATCCGCGTGCGAGGCCAAACTGCACGGGCCTGCCGGTGCGGGGGTCTGGCAGGCTGCCACAGTTGTTCCTGTAAAGCCTTAGGTCTGGCCTAGTGCCAAGAGCCAGTCGGATGCGCTGCTGAAGCTCTGTCTCACTGGCTGACATGCGCTGCCTCAAGATGCCTGCGCACAGTGTGCCGCGGCACGCCTAGCAACTCACTCCACTGCGTGAGCGTCAGGCGCTTGCCGTCGTGCTCGATGTAGACGCAACAGCGGCGATTGTTCTGCTGTTGTTTGCGGGTAGCCCACCTGCAGTTGTCCGGGGAGTAACTGCCATCGTTATCAATTCGGTCGATGGTCAAGCCTTCGGCGTAGCCGCTTTTGTCAGCCCACGCTTTGAAACCGCAGTAGTCGCGCCATTCAGCGCACACTGTGATGCCTCTACCGCCATAGCCAGCAAACGCTCGATGGTTTTGGTTGTGGCATCGTCGCACCATCGAATCCCAAACCCTATACAGCTTGCTGTTGGAATCAGCGTGCTTGGTGTGCCGACCACGCAGGCATCCGCAGGCAAGTTGCTTTCCCTTGCGCTCGTGCAAACGGCTCTTTCTGATCACGGTGATGTTTCCGCAATCGCACTGGCAACGCACCATCTGGTAACGCTGGCCGTTTGATGCGTCGGACACCACGGTAAGCAGGCCAAAGCGCTGGCCGATCAGCGCAGCCGGAATTGGATTAGGCACGAAGAAAGATGGGGCAGCTGTTCCCATCTTATTACGTTCTCGCTCTTGCAGCGTGGACCTTGTACGCCCAGCCGGGCGAGTAACCGCGCTGTGCGGCGATGGCGAGCAGCTCTGGCAGGGTGCGGGCACGCTTGCGCTCGCTGGCACGGAGCTGGGCATTGACCCGCTTCAGCTCCTGCAGCTCGCCATCGACCTGGCGCATGGCGCGCTTGGGCTCGGGCGCGCAGTGTGCGCCGCAGCATGGGCAGATTGGCGCCGGCTTGAACGCAGCGAAGCAGCTGGGGCAGGTGCGCACTGATGGCGCTGCCTGGCCACCACCGCGGCCAGAGCGGAGGCGATCGTCCAGCGACCAGTCGCGCGGATCATCGGGGAAGCCATGCCGGTGGACGTTGCCGACGTGGTCGAGGATCACCGCTGCCTGCTTGCCCTCTGCGGGCCTGAGCACGCGGCCAACCTGCTGGAGGTAAAGGCCGAGGCTGGCGGTGGGTCGGAGCAAGATGGCGCAGCTGGCGGCCGGGATGTCGAAACCTTCGGAGACCACATCGACGGTCACCAGCACCTGCAGCTCGTTGGTGGCGAAGCGGTTCACGATCTGATCACGATCTGGTGATGAGCCCAGCAGCGTGGCCGCGGCGATGCCGGCTGCGCGGAACGATCCAGCAACGTGCTCTGCGTGCTGAACGGTGCAGCAGAAGGCGATTGCACGCTGCCCTGCGGCCAAGCGCCGGTAATGGTCGATGGCGTCACCTGTGACGGTGGGGCGATCCATGCGCTCAGCGCATTCCCCCGCTGCGAAATCGCCTGCACGTTTGGCGAGTCTGTGCAGATCTGCACGCACGGGAGGCGCGTAGATCCTCGCCGGGCTGAGATAGCCCAGAAAAACAAGGTCCGCGACAGACGGGCCGAGAACAAGGCGGTCGAAGACTGCTGACAGGCCGCGACCATCCAGTCGAACGGGGGTGGCGGTGACTCCAAGGCGGAGGGCATCAGGCCAGTGGCCGATCACGCTTGCCCAGCTGCCTGCGGTGGCGTGGTGCGCCTCATCAATAAGGATCAGATCAGGGGAGGCGGAGATGTGCGCCAGCCTGCGGGCGAGCGTTTGCACAGATACAATCTGGATCGGTGCATTTGCACCGGTGTGGCCAGCGGCGATGATGCCGTGCTCGACACCGGCCAGGTCCAGCTTGTGGCTGGTCTGGGCGATCAGTTCACGGCGGTGGACCAGGACAAAGGCGCTGCGGCCGCGGGTCGCCAGTGAACGGAGAATTTCGGCCATGACGATTGTCTTGCCTCCTCCGGTGCACATGACGAACAACGGAGCGCGTGCGCCTTCTCGAAAGGCGAGGCGGAGATCGTGAACAGCGCGCTGTTGGTAGGGACGGAGCGTGAGACTCATTGGACTAGACCCGAGATCGCCGTAGTGGTATCCGAGTCGAAGCCCGGAAAGCCAAATGATTTCAGTGGCTTAGCGGGAAGAGGAGTGACAAGGGAGGAACCAATGGTAAGCTCTGAGAGCCCCGATGACTGGGAGGGATTGGAGAACGCTGAATACCACCGCCACAGCGCGGTATCGAAAAGCCACCTCGATCTGGTGGCGCGCAGCCCGCTGCACTACTGGGCGCGTTATGTGGACCCGAACCGGGTGGAGCCTGAGCCGACGCCAGCGATGCTGATCGGCACTGCATTGCACACTCACGTCTTAGAGCTGGACCAGTGGGACCAGCGTTATGTGATGGCGCCGGAAGGCATTGACCGCCGCACCAAGCAAGGAAAGGCGGAATGGGAAGCCTTCAGCGTGGCCGCCACGGGTCGCATGGTGATCAGCAAGGCCGACGCCGATCAGGTGATGGCGATGGCGCACTCGGTGTTTCGCCATCCTGCCGCTGCGATGCTGCTGGCGTTGCCAGGCAAGGCTGAGACCACCTGGATGTGGAACGATGAGGCCACGGGCCTGCAATGCAAGTGCCGGCCGGATTGGCTGACCGATGACGGCAGCCTGATCGTGGACCTGAAAACCACAGAGGATGCGAGCCCGGCAGGCTTCAGGAAGTCGATCGCAAACTGGCGGTATCACGTCCAGGCCAGCTGGTATCTCGACGGCCTCGAGCGCGCCACCGGCAAACGACCGGAGCAGTTCATCTTCATCTGCGTGGAGAAAAAGCCACCTCATGCCGTGGCGGTCTACGCCGCCGATGCGGAGATGATCGCCCAGGGGCAGATCACTGCAGCGCGCGATCTGCAGCAGCTGGCTGACTGCAAAGCCGCTGATGCGTGGCCGGGCTACAGCGACCAGATCGAGACCATCAGCCTGCCGCCTTGGATGCGGCCGCGGCCGGATGGATCCATGCCCACCATTACCGAGATCGAGACCTTCTGACCATGAAAGCCAAACCGCTTCCAGCAATCACAGAGTTGCGCCGCAGGTTTGCGGTGCGCAGCGATGGCACCCTAATTCGCAAGCTCAATGCTGGCGGTGGCCGCAAAGCGGGCGATCCTGTCGGGTCACCCATGCGTGGCGGCTATCTGGCTGTCAGGATTTGCGGCGTGTCCTTCTTGGCACATCGCATCATCTGGGCAATCTGTAACGGTGCCGATCCTGGCGATTTCGACGTTGACCACATCGACCGCGACAAAACCAACAATCGCCCCGAAAACCTGCGACTAGCTACCCGCAGCCAAAACTGCGCAAACAAGTTCACGAACGGCATCCACCAGCGGAAGTCGTCTGGCAGGTTTCAGGCTTACGTCTACAAAGACCGCACCTGCGTTCACCTCGGCATGTTCGACACCGCCGAGGAGGCAAGAGCTGCGCACGCTGCAGCCAAAACCCAACTCTTTGGTGAATACGCTCATGTCTGATCAGTCCACAGCACTCACGACCACCAACGGCTCAGCCTTCAGCGGGATTGCCGCGTTTGAGGACGCGCAACGGATGGCCAAGTCGCTTGCCAGCTCCACGCTGGTGCCGCCGCAGTTCCAAGGGCAAGCAGGCTTTGCAAACTGCCTGGTCGCCTTGGAGATTGCGCACCGGATGAGGATGTCGCCCTTCGTTGTTGTACAAAATCTTCACATCATCCACGGCCGGCCGAGCTGGTCGAGCCAGTTCATCATCGGCCTGATCAACGGCTGCGGGCGCTTCAGCCCGCTGCGGTATGAGATCAAGGGCGAGGGTGACAGCATGGCCTGCTACTGCGAGGCCACCGAGCTGAGCAGCGGGAAGGATCTCAAAGGTCCGACCGTGAGCATGGCGATGGCCAAGAAGGAAGGCTGGGCCACCAAGAGCGGCAGCAAGTGGCAGACCATGCCCGAGCTGATGATCCGGTATCGCGCGGCGGCCTTCTGGGGCCGGCTGTACATCCCGGAGCTGCTGGTGGGCATCCAGACGCAGGAGGAGGTGCTGGACGTGGAGCCGGTGACGATCACCGAGGCGCCGGTCAAGGCCAGCATCGATGAGTTGAACCAGAAGATCGCCAAGACGGCGACAGTAGAGGAGAAGGAGGGAGTGCTTGATGACGAAATCTTCTGAGGCTGGTTATCTCCAGCCGCGAGAGCTGGCTGAGCGGTGGCGTGGTGTCGTCACGCTGAGCACGCTCGACAACTGGCGCAGCCAGAACCGTGGGCCGCGATTTGTGAAGATCGGCGGCCGCGTGCTGTATCCCGTCGCGGAGGTCGAGGCGTATGAGCTTCGGAACCTGCGCGGGATGCCAAACAATCCACCCAATCAACCGAGACCATGAGCTTCAAGCTGAACCTGAGCATCTTCAAGAGCACCAAACCCGAGAGCAAGCTGGACTTCTCCGGGATGATGAACGTGAAGGTCGAGGAGCTGGACGCCTTCTGCGCGTTCGTGATGAGCCAGACGCCGGACCAGTACGGCAGCGTGCAGGTGCCGATCAGCGGCTGGAAGAAGACCAGCAGCAAGGGCCTCGCCTATGTGAGCGCAGTGGCGCAGCCGCCGCGTGACTGGGTGCCCCCGGTGACCGCGCAGAGCGCCGCTCAGAGCCTGGCCAAGGCGATGGATGGTGTGGTGAGCGAGATCATCGAGGCTGATCTGTTCTAGAGCTTCATCAGCTCACACTCGAGGCGAGCGATCTCGTGAACGGCCTGCTGCAGTAGCTGCTGCTGGTAGCAGGCTTGCTTAAGAAGAGCAGCAGCCATAGCGCCCGCATCCTTGCTCGCCAGCAGGGTGCGGGCTTGTTTTTCGATCTCGAACTGTTGCTCTGGCGATAGCTCGACCGCCATCCACTGACCGAAGTTCACTGTGCCATAGTGGCGGGGTACAGGTTCAGGATACCTATGGAGTGCCCACGCTGCGGTAGCGGTGAGATCAGGGCGATCGCAACGAACGGGAAGCAGCCTGACAAGGTGACCCGCCAGCGGAGGTGCGTGGACTGCCGGCATGTCTGGTACACGGTCGAGCTGCCGGTAAGTCTGGTGGCGATCGGCTGGGCGCGCACGCCGGACACAAATAAGAGTGTGCCCGTTCTGCGGGTGCCTGTTGAGCTGGCGGTCGGCAGCAATGCCGTGTGAAGAACTGTCACACGCGCCCGTGACGTGCACCGCCGGCGGTGTAGTATTTGATCACGAGGGGAGCGGTCCACTCGCAAAACTCAACCGCCGCGGAACCGGGCACACGACGCGTCACCACGAGCCCAACACGGCCTGAGTAAGCCCACACCGCCGGTTGGTCCGGCACACCCATCCACTCCAGCCATGCTCACCGCCACTCTGCTGGTGATCTGGAAGCTGATCCTGCCGCTGCTGTTCGTAGTGGCAGTGATCGACTGGCTGACCGCATCAGAAAGCCGCCGCGTTCGCGTCCTGCGTCGCACGGGTCTCAGCCAGCGACAGATCGCCACCCGTCTCAACCTCACCCGCTACCGCGTCCGTCAGGCGCTCGCATCATGATCAACCGCATCAACAACGCCATCTGCCTGCTGATCGCCGCAGCCGTGTTCGCCATGATCGGCATCGAATCCGGCGCACATCACAGCCCCACCCACTCCGGCACGCAGCAGGTGGTGCGGCATGACTGAGCATCCCATCACCCCACCGCCGACTGAGCTGGTGCAGCAGTGGCGAGAAGCGCCCGAGTTTTCCGCGTTGTCTCCGTGCGTAATGGTGACTGTTACTACCACCAAGCTGCAAGACATCGCTACTCAAGCCGCCCAATGGGGCGCAGACCAAGAGCTGGCGGCGTGTTGCAGACAACTTACGGATCCCGAGTGGTACGACGGAATCAAGAACTTGCGTGGGCCGTTCCGCGCAGCAGAACTCCGTGCTGCCCGCCGCCCCAAGCCGCCGAGCTTGAAGGAACAGGCGCTGTCGCTCGTTGAGCAGCACGAAGACGGCTGGCGGCCGTCACCCAAGGACTGGGACACCATCCGCCGCGCACTGGAGCAGCTTGATGACTGATTACAAAGCAACATCTGATCAGTGGGTTCAAGTTCAAAAATGCGCTGATGTAGTTGGCAGCGCTGACTGCTCCGCCATCCTCGAACTCCGCGCCAGGGTCGAGGCGCTGGAGGCCAACTCCAAGCCAACTCCTAAAGATCGCCAAATTAGAAGTTCGCTGGTGGATCGAGTGGCTATAGCTATTGATCACCTCCCGACCAAAGACTGGAACAAGGAAACATGGGACGACGAAGCCCGCGCCGCGATCCGCGAGGTGGCCTTGTGGCTTAACAAAGCTCCTTTGGATCTTTACCCCGGCGATCGCAGCATCGTCGTCAATGCCCTCTATGACCAAGCAAACCAATGACTGATTACAAGTTTGTGCCACTGGACACGCTGGAGAATCGCCTTGGCGATGCTTTGGGCTTGGCAATCAGCATGATCCGAAAGCCTGAAACTATCGACAACAAAGCCATGGCTCAGATTGAAGCGCCGTTTAAGGAGTGGTGCGATGCCCTTGTTGATGGAGGGCTGCTCAATGAATGAGCAACCATTAAATGCAACACTCCTCTTGATTGGCTTCATTGTTGCTGTGACTTCACTTTTTTGCACCGTGCAGTTTGCGTCTGAATGTCACGCCGCTGGTGGCGCGGTAGTCAAGGGAATTATCTGGTGGGAGTGTATTAAATGACCCACCCCATCACCCCACCGCCGGAGCTTGCGGCCAAGTGGGTTAACGAGATCTACGGCGACGGTGGTCCCGTCATCCCTCTTCGGCGCATAACGCTCCAGCTGATAGAGCGCGCCGCCCAATGGGGCGCCGACCAGGAGCTGGAGGCGTGCTGTGAGTGGATTAACTCATTCCAAAACAAATTTGTTCATGCCCATGATCTTCGTCTTGTCCGCCGCCCCAAGCCGCCGAGCTTGAAGGAGCAGGCGCTGGTTGCCTTACAAGCACTGCAACAGCGGACCACAGATCCAGGCATCATCGAACCACTCCGCCGCGCATTGGAGGCGCTGCTTGAATGACACCACGCCGCTTCTACTTCCAGATCCGCAGCGCCAACGTCGTTGAATGCGTGCTCGCCCACAGCCTGTGCGAGGCCAAGCTGATCGCTGCCGACACTTGGCTCGAGTGGTGGTCGCAAATGGAATGGATCAACCTCGAACCCGAAACCAATGCCTGAAATCGTTGGCGCCATGCTGCCTTGGCAGTGGCGCGAAGAACCAACCACCAGTAAGCACGGCGACGGCATCAGCCGGCCGCGGCCAAAGGTGCGCACCAAGGAGTTTCGCCTGATCGTCTATCCCATAGGTGCCAGGCCGATGACGTGGATCACGCGCGCAGAGAGCAAGCGTCACGCAATCCGCTACGCCGAAGCCCGCTGGCCTGGTGCCACGGTGGAAGTGGCGTGAGCGACATCCGCCACCGCATCGAGCAGCTGCTCAGCGACACCAGCGCCTTCACTGCTGGTCAGACTGAGGAGCGCCGGCGCATCCGCCAGCTGATCGACATCAGAATTGACGAGCTGCACGGCATCACCGGCATCCGCAACCGCCAGCAGCTCTGCGCTGAGCTGCTTCACATTCGCCAACTCCTTGAACCATGAAGCCTCACCAGCTCGACCAGCAGCGCGCCGACATGATGGACAGCCTCTATGCGCACAGCGGCCGCACTTGCGGCACCTACACCGGGCTGTGGGAGGAGTTTTGCCGCGACATCGCCGCTAACTTCCGCGACACCAGCTACCCCGAGCTGCTGGCGCGCGTGGTGCGCGCGATGGATGTCACCGAGTCGGTGTTCAGCGCGAAGCAGGCGCAGCAGGCCATTGAGGTGTGCCGTCAGCAGCTGCTGGGAGATAAGTGGCGATGAACCACTACGCCTTGGCGATCGAGCTGGTCGAGCGGCTGGCTGAGCATGTTCCTGCCGATGATCCATTTCTGGCGTCGGCCAAGCGTGCTTTAAGCAGACCGACCAGCGGCCAGTTCAAAACCGGAGAATCCAACCCTGTGGCAGTGCTTACACCTCACGATGTGCGCCAGATGCGCAAGATGCGCGCAGACGGTCTGACCTATGAGCAGCTTGCTGTTCGCTATGGGATGAGCGCCAAGCAGATGTGGCGCATCTGCAACCGCAAGCAATGGGCATGGGTGGAATGACTGACCAGATCAACCCGGCCCACTACCGCTACGGCCCAGCCGAAGCGATCGACGTGATCGAGGCCGCGATTGCGCGCGCACCCGATCCAGTGCTTGGCAACTGTCAGGGGCATGTCTTGCGCTACATCCTCAGGATGTGGGATAAAGGCGAGCCTGCTGTGAACGCTGCTAAAGCGAGGTGGTATCTCGACCGTCTGCTCGGCAAACTGGAGCCATGATGCACCTGCCAGGACTGAACTTGCTCGAGCGCCTAGCGCTCCGCATCTTGGTGCGTAGCCCTCGCACCAGCCTGGTTGTGGTGAAGGAGCACCTCTGGCCGACCGTGTTTGTGGCGGCCAACCCAGCTGATCCGGTGGCGGCACACGTCACCGGCGGCGAGCCTGAGCCGGCCAGCATGACGCTCGAGCGGATCTTCCATCAGCCAAGTTACGGGGAGGAGGAGTGATTAGCCTGTACGCCGGCCGTCTGCTGCTGGTGTGCAGCCGCTCCGATCGAAACTGGCACGCGCGCGTGGTGCTCGGTCCAAAGCCCGAGCTACAGATCGAGACCGACACCGGCACGGTCCACCTGCAGGATGCCCTACTGCGTGCGCAGTCGATCTATCGAGCCGCGGTGATGCAGCTGCGGCCAGCTGGTAGCCCGCCGATGTGTTGGGATTGCCGCTTCTGGGAGATGAACCACCAGCGCTGCGGCTACGAGTTGCCAGAATCAAAGAGAAGCGGCGGCCGTTTTGCGGCCAGGTGTGATCTGTATGTTCGGACCTGAGGTGATCAGCCGCTACGAGCGCGATGGCGGCAGCATCGAGACGATCATGCCCGTGAAGGGTGAGGTCTACTACCGCAGCTGCGTGGGTGGCATCTGCAGGTATTCCAGCGACATGTGGCAGGCGGAGCTGTACCTCGACCACCTGCTGGGGCGATAGGGGTAGCCGGTGGCGGATCCTCACGCGGTGTCCGCCTTTTTCCCCGCAGCCGGCTGCTACTGGATCGCCTAGTCCCTCAAAAGGTCTAGGCCGACAGATTAGCTCCGCTGGCCAGCCACTGTGCGATCGCCCATTCACCCATTGCAGACCAGAAGGGCTGCTGGCGATACCAGCTGATCCACTCCTTGTGACCCTTCTGGCTGTTGCACATTAGGCAGCAGGAGACCAGGTTCTCGCGCACGGTGAGGCCGCCGTGAACCTTGGGCACCACATGGTCGAGCGTGGGGCTGCGGCCCAGCTGATCCCCGCAGTAGGCGCAGCGGTAGTTCCATGCGAGGTGGATCTGGTCACGGGCCGATCGCCGGGTGACCAGGCGGGTCTCATCAATGTGGTGCTGATCCACAGAGGTCCGGCGGGAGGGGGATGGCGTTCACCTCGATGTCGATGATGTCCTCATCGGATCGGATGAACTCAGCCAGGTGGGCGTAGATGTCCGCTGGCAGTTCGTCGGGGTCGGTGTCGGATCGGATGATGAGCTTGGCGGAGATCTCTAGGTAGAACGCCCGCATGGGCTGGCCGCCGCTGGTGCCACGGTAGCGAGAGGAACAGGAACAGCCACTGTGACGGATTGTGAACGGGTCGGCGCTCAGGGGCAGGGTGCCCCGTGGGCGGTGTATAGTTCTTTCAGTTCAGGCGGAGGACGCCATGCTTCAGATTCTCGATCAAGCCGGCCAGGCTCTCGACATCGGCCAGAAGGTCTGGGTGGACATGCCCCACATGGCTGACTGGTTCCCCGGTGCCGTGATGTGGGCTGAGGTGATCGAGGGTCACCGCGAGCCTCAGACCGGCATGGTCTGGGTGCGCCAGCTGCCTACAACAGCGCTGCCCAACGCCGGCGAAGAAGGCGGCTGGGTCTCTGAGCAGCCCGCCATCCGGTGCCTCGGGCGCTGACCCCTACCGGGCCGCTTCTGCGGCCCTACTCTCACCACCATGCAATACATCCTCCGCATCGGCCCGTGGCACGTCGGGCCGTTCCCCACCCACATCTCGGCGCAGCACTTTGCCGAGAGCCACGGCTGCGATGACTTCACCCTGATCCCGCTCGATGATCCAGCCGAAGCGCCGGGCCGGATCCACCGGCTGCGCATGGCGAAGCTGCAGCACCCGATGGTGCGCGAATAGTGCGCGAACGGCGCAGCAGGCCGCCCCAGCCGCTGCTGCCGCACTGGTGGCTGCGCAGATAAAAGCCCCAGCTGGCTAAGCCGGGGCTCCGTCTCCACAAGACGCTCCGGGCTCAGCTTAGCCCTTGCTGGCGGTTACGCCCAGGTCGCCGTTGTAGCGGCCGGTGACGGCGTAGCTGCGGCCGGGGATGCCTTCCATCTTGTGGAACACCAGCTGGCCGATCTTCATACCTGGCCAGATCGCCACCGGGTGCATCCGGCGCGCGTTGCTCAGCTCCAGCGTCAGGCGGCTGTTATGGAACCCAGGGTCGATCCAGCCGGCCAGCAGGTGCTCGAGGCCCTCGCGCGCGCGGCTGGACTTCAGCACAAACTGAGCTGCCACGAAATCCGGGATGTTGAGGATCTCGCGGGTCTCCGCCAGGCAGAACTCCCCCGGCTGCAGCAGGTACGGATCCTCTGCGGTGTGGCTGCTGATGCCGTGGATCTGCAGCTCAGGCCGATCGGGCACCTCGATCATCAGCCGATCGCCCAGCAGCACGTCGATGCTGGCCGGGTTCACCAGGTCGGGGTCGAAGGGCACCACCATCGCGTGGCGCTTGCACAGCTCGTGGATGTCGTAATCAGGAAGCGGCACAGATCGCGCGCAGTAGGATTGGGGTGCCCCAGCGGGTTGCCGCCCCTGGAGCGTGACCACCTGCAGATCCCAGGCGATGACCACCAGCGTAGAGGTGTGGAAGCCCGTTGTCGGCTACGAAGGGCTTTACGAAGTGTCAAATCAGGGCCGGGTCAGGAGCCTGCGCACCGCAAGGAAGGCAGCCTGCATTCGCAAGACGCCAGTCAACGCTCAAGGGTATCCAGCAGTTGACTTGAAGCACAACGGCAAACGCAAGACATTCACGGTTCACACGCTGGTTCTGACGGCGTTTGTTGGACCGCGGCAAGCCGGCCATGAATGCCGACATCTCAATGGCAACCGTACGGACTCAAGGCTGGCAAATCTGGTTTGGGGAACGCCGAGCGAAAACGACAGCGACAGGCGGCGTCACGGCACTTTTACTCAAGGAGAAATGCACGGCAACGCCAAACTGACTGAGCACGATGTTCAACTGATCAGAGCAGCCTCAGGCGGTCAGGCTGCCATTGCCGAGCAGTTTGAGGTGTCTCAGTCGCTGGTCTCAATGATCAGGGCGCGAAAGCGTTGGGCGCACATTTAATAATCCCAAACCACCCGCGGTGATCCTTTTCTGATCCCCGTGTGAATAAATCCGCGAGGCGCGCCTCTTCCAGTGCTGAACGGCCAGTTCTTGATGCACCAGTCCTGCAGCTGGTAGATGTCCACTCCGTCGATGTACCAGTCAACGGCACCTACGCCAATGTCGGAGTAAAGATGCTCGCTATTGCTAGCACCTCCTACAGAGCGGTTTACTGCAGCATTGCGGTAGCCGCTGGTGATGACCACGGGGCGGCCACCGAACGCTGCTCTGGCCTTCTCGAGGAACTGCGCCAGCTTCAGCGCGGTGTCGCACTGGTGCTGGTGATCGAAGCGCCGGGCCTCCTGGTTCAGCGCAAACTCCCCGTAGGTGATGTGAGGGGTGACCTTAAAGCTGAAGGGTGACTCCGGCGTGAACATCGCGGAGATCGGTCCGCTGGTCTGCCGCTCACGGCCCCATAGGTCACCTTCTGCAATCCGGCGCCGCTTCAGGCCGGCCTCCACGTTGGTGCCGGGGTTGCGGTAGAGCAGCAGGGCATCGGGCACCAGCGCCCAGTCCTTCTCGCGTAGCCGCTTGCTGATGGTCTCGAAGCCCTTGCTGCCGTAGAACCCAGAGCCGAGGTTGTAGGCGAAGCTGATCAGCGCAGACTTCTGCGCATCGGTCATCTCCACCCAGTAGGGGATGGTGGTGCGGAGCTTGGTGGCGATGCGATCGACTTCCTGCCGCAGCAGCATGTCGGCCTCGACGCGGTTGATCCGATCACCTTTCTGCACCGGCCGGCCGTCGCTGTAGCGCGTGGTGCCCCAGCCGATCGTCCACGGTGCGCCACCGCTGAGCGGATCGGGGTAGGCATCGAGGTGGCAGCCCTCGAACTCCTGGATGAGCTTGAGCGCAGCACTGAGGTCAGCCTGCTTGCCGTCTTGGCTCCAAGTGTTGAACCATGCCCGATCGCGCCGCATTGCTGCTGCGTAGCCGTTCACCGCTAGATCCTGCTCCAGCTGCTGGATGGCAGCAGCCTGGTGTGGCAGCCCGCGATAGAACCTAAACAGCTGCTCGAGCGTGATCGGCGCGGAGTTGGCCATGTCAGCGGCGCTTCGGAAAGGCGAGGCGTGCAGCCTGCAGGATCAGGTGCAGCCAGCTGTTGGACTTCAGGGGGCTGAGCGCGATGATCTCAGATCCTGCGGCGATGATGATCGCAATGATCGCAGCGGTCTCGGCGTTCATGGCATCCATGTTGGTGCTCCAACGTTAGGGCTTCATTTCAAGGGCACGCACCCGCTGATCCAGCTCCGCCAGCTGTGAGCGTGCATCAGTCTTCAGCTCATCGACGGACTTGGCCATCTGCACCAGCGTGGCCTCGATCCTGGCGGACTGCACCTGCATCGAGATCAGCAGCGCCCCGATGGCAACCATGCCTGCTGCGAGTGCTGCCGGGAGAGAAGCAGCGAGCACTCCGCCAACGGTTTTGGGTTCGTCCACCATCGGGGCGCCCTGCGTCGATCACATCGTAACGAAGCGGACGGTGCCGCCTCGTCGTGGTGATGGCAAGCGGGAGTTAGCGGCCTTGTCCCCGGAGCTTCTTGCGGCCTCTGCGGCGTGGCCGCGAATGTTGGCCGTATCCCTGCCGTGTGGTCTTGGGCGGCCCGGCTTGATGATCTAGGCGCGCGGTGCCGGTCTTGCTGCGGACTGCCATCAGGCGTCAGGGGCAGGGAGGCCGAACAGCTCGCGCAGCTCCGCCACGGTGAGGCCAGCAGCCTCCAGCTTCTGCTCGGTGGTGAGCACTGGGGCTGGTTCGGGTTCAGGGGCAGGCTCGGGGGTGTTGCCTTCGGAAAGCCACTGGAGATAGGCGGCGTAGTCCGTGTTGGCTGGGTCGGGTGGGATAGATGCGTTGTCCGCGAGGCGGAGGATGGATTTGCCGGTGGTGAGTTGATACATAGCGTCAGTTACGGTTGCGGTCATGGTTTACAGCTCCGAAGATAGCGATGCGTAATAGGAGCAAGTGCCAAACGTAGTGCTGGTCGCCACAGCAGTCCATCTCATATTTGCGTTCAACCAGACATCCGTTAGGTTTGGCGTTGATTGGAAATTTGTAGCGTTGTTGGCAGATATAAACGCATAAGTAGGTAGCGCCCGCATCCAGTTAAATTGAACGTTTCCGCCGTATGTTTGCCCGCTGCTGACTTGCAAGGAGGTTCCAAACCCGATCAGTTGATAATACCTCTGACACAAGCTCAATTCCTGCCCGTAACTGCGCCTCTCGAACGGTGTAGCGACTGAGCCGGACTCAAGCTGCACGCCGGTGAGCAGGAAGCTGTTGCTCACCGTGCCGAGCACGTTGGCCTGCGCCGAGGTGCTGACTGCGTTGCCGGTGCCCCAGCTGCCGGCCGCCTGGTGGAAGTTCGTTCCAGCCGCCAGTCCCCAGCGGATGCGGATGCCGGCGCCGTTGTCTTTCAGCCAAGTGCCGGAGGTGTCGCCGGCGATTGTGACCGACTTCCGCTCCCAGGTGTTCGCGGCGCTGATCGTGTAGGTGGCGACGTAGGAGCGGTTCAGCGCGCTGTTGAGCAGCGCCACGCCATAGGTGCCGGTGACCGACGATTTCACCCAGAAGGAGAGGGTGACGGTTTGAGCGCCTGCGGCGCCAAAGCCGAAATCATCAGTGTTGAGGCCTTCGATCACATGCGCGATGTGCGCCTGCTCAGTTGCCGCGATCGACGTGTCAGCCGTGGTGACCGAAACCAGCAGCGAGTTGCTAAAGCCCGCCGGCGCGTCAGTGGACTGCGACGAGCTCAGCGCGCCAGTGGTGACGAAGTTCAGTGTGAAGCGATCAACGGGGAACGATCCGCTGCTCGTCACCGCAGCAGTGCCCCGCTGCGCGATCCGCATACAGCCTCCGATGATGCGGTTGCGGGCGCCTGCCAGGGGTCCACCATTGAAGCTGGGCGCGGTGATGTCGCCCACGTTGGTCTGGTTGCCGCTGGCGTCCCACCTGGAGGCTTGCGTGCCGCCGGTGGTGATGGCCACCGTGTCGGCGCTGACCCAGTAGATGCCGGTGTCAGTGTCGCCGGAGAACGAGAACGCCGGCGCGGTGACGGATCCGTTCTGGCCGCGCCAGGGCAGCGTGCCGGTGAACTGCGCCGTGGTGGTGGTCAGTCGCACCACGCCGTTGGTGGCGATGCCCACCTGGTCGGCGCCAGGGCTGTAAATGCCGGTGTTGGTGTCGCCGGAGAAGCTGTAGCTCGGCAGCGCAGCAGTGCCCAGCGCATTGGCCTGGCTGCCGCCGGTGGTGGGCACCAGGCCGAGGTTGGCGCTGCCCAGCGCGCCGATCGTCACCCATGCGGTGTTCGCGGCGTTCCGCTGCTTCAGAAGGCCCGCAGTGGTGTCCGCCCACAGCTGGTAGGCGTAGATCGTGCTGGGCTCTGTGGCCCCGCTGTTCTGGCTGACGATCGCGGCCAGCGCGTTGTTCAGGTCCTGCCGGAAGGCGAGGCCGGACTGGTTGGCGATGTTGTAGTCGTGCTGTGCCACTCGTTAGACCTCCTTGCCGTGCCCCACGGCCGTGTAGGTGAAGTTGCGAGCCACGGCACTGCCGGCACTGTTCCTGAATGTTACTTGGAAACCAGTGCGTGTCACGCTGCCGAGCTGGAAGTAGTCGCCGGTTCCCATGTTCAGTGCAGTGATACCAACGCTCGGCGCCTGGTAGAAATTGTTTCCAAAGGTCACGGAGTAAGTAGCGGTAGGACTGGTGAGAGTGGCGGACTGTTCGATCCGCTGCTGCATCTCCACCACGCAGCCCAGCTCATCCACCACGATGTTCTGAGTGGGGTCGTCGCTGGTGGCCTGCACCTTGAACTGGAAGCCGCGGCCGCGCACGAGCGCGTTGCTGAACTCCCGCCAGCTGCTCCAAGTTGGCGTGCCAGCCGGGTCGTCCGGTGTTGAGCGGACATAGAGCCGCGCGTTCACACGGTCGGGCGCGGCACCGTCGATCAGGTCCCAGGTGTCGATCAGATCGAGGTGGTCGTCCCAGAGATCGCCTGGCAGGTAGGGGCGGGTGACAAAGCGCCGGAGCAGATTCACGTCGAAAGTGCCCGGGAGGCTGAGCGTCGAGCCGAACTCATACTCACCGGAGCTGAGCACGCCACCCACGCTGTCGATCGACGCCAGGCCGTCCCAGTTGTTGTCGGTGGCCATGCTGTCCACAGCCAGGCCGGTCGAGATCACCAGGCCGTCCAGCGCCTCGCTGTAGAACATGTCGGTGTAGTTGCCCTGGAAGGGCGGTGTCTCCTGATCTTCTGCGTAGGTCTGGACGAGTAGGCGCGGCTGCGGCTCCGGCAGATCGGTGACGATCGTGGTGGCAACGCTGGAGCGATTGCCGGTCGAGTCCTCGAACTTCAGCAGATAGGTGCCCTCAAGCAGCGGCACCTGCTTCTGCGTCTGGTTGCCGGCCGCTGATGGCACGATCTCGTTTGCCTCCTCCCACAGCGCACCGACCAGCAGCGGGGTGTGACGGATCAGCACCTTGCCGCCGACGCGCACATCGAGATCGGGCGCCTGCGTCCAGCTGATGATGGCGCTGGCCTGGTCGATCGGCAGCAGCGACACGCCGCTCACGTTGACCGGAACGGCCGTCTTGCCGATCACCTCATAGGAGATCTCGGCGGTGGAGGAGCGCACGCCCAGCGATGAGACCGCTTGAACGCGGAAGTAGTGCCGCACCTCACGCGCATCGGGCAGCGAGATCTCCGGTGAGGTGGTCTCAGGCAGCGTGATCCAGTTGTCTTCACCAGCCTTGTAGGCGACCACATAGCCGGCCGCGCGTTGCACCGGCGAGAAGCTCAGGTTCACGCGCACCAGCACGGTGGAGCCCGACTCGTAGAGGTTCTCGTTGACCGTCAGGTTCGTTGGCGCATCCGGCTGGGCCGAAAGGTTGGTGACATCGCGGCGCTCCAGCGGCACATCGCGCTCGATGTAGTCAAACTTCGAGGCGTTGTAGGCCAGGGCCGTCACCTGGAAGACGCCCTGATCGCCCTCGGTGATGCTGACCACGCGCCAGGTTGATGTGGCCAGATCGGTGGTCTCGATCACCCAGATCGAACCAACAGCCGGCAGGGTGGTGAAGGCGTTGGTGACGGTCACCACGCGGTTGCTGACGGACTGAATGCCGCGCGTTGCGATGGTGCCATCGGGCAGGATCACCGACAGCTCAGCGGCGCCGGTGATGTTCAGATCATCGTCCAGCGTGATCGTGGTGCTGGTGGCCGCCATGATCCGGCCGCCGCGGCGCTCACCAGCGCGCAGCGGATCCGCGATCTCGATCACCATGCCGGGGCGCAGCAGGATGCCGGCATCGAGCGCCACAGAGAAGGTGACGGTCTCGGTTTCGTTCTGCTCGGTGTAGAGCAGCCACTCACCCACGCGCCGGGCCTGTGCCCTGCTGTTGCAGGCGAAGGCCGACAGCTGCGAGACAATCAGGCCGTATTTCGAGACGGCTGCGGCATCCTCGACGTACTCATAGGCCACGTCCCGCTTGTCCATGTCCATGTACTGGACGATGCAGACCGTGTGCCGAGACTTTAGGCTCGAGCCTTCGTAGACAAACAGCCCCTCCACCACGTTGGCCGGCGTGAGCAGGTAGCTGCTGTCCACCGGACGATCGCAGCTCAGTGCAACGGAGCCGGCCGACCACCACGCCATCCCGCGGAAGATGGTGGTCATCTCCTCGATCAGGTTGAACGCCTCCTCCTCCGTCTGGATGTTCACGTTGCAGGAGAAGCGCGGCTCGAGGCCGCCGAAGCCGTTGGGCAACAGCTCGTTGCAGTATTGGCTGATGGCGTAGAAGCTGAACTTATCGAGCGAGGCAGCTGGCAGCGCCGCGCCGTAGCGGGTGTTGGTGAGCAGGTCCCACAAGCACCAGGCCGGATCTGATGTCCACTGCGCTGCTGCAAAGGTGCCGCCCCATACGCCGCTGTAGGTGATCCGCCCCGGATAGGTGGACGTGTCCACCGTGGCGTTGCTGGGGATCGCCACCTTGATGCCACGCATCAGGTAGGCGCGGGTGGGAATGGCGCCGAACTGCTGCGCATCGAACTTCAGCGCCACCAGTGCGGTGTTGGGATAGCGCAGCTTCTGGTCGATGATCTCGGTGTAGGCCGTCCAGAAGGTGGCGTTCTGCAGCCGCACCGTGGTCGAGTCCTCAGTCAGTCGCGTGACGCGGATGTTGACCGGGAACGCACCGCTGATCGGGAAGCGGTAGTCCCGTTGATAGGCGGAGCTGGACTTGCCGGTGATCGTGTCGTCGATCACGGTGCTGTAGCTGCCGCCGTTGTATTGCACATCGACGGTCATGCGCACCGAGGTGCCCACGATGTCGCCGTCTTCCTCTGTGAACTGCAGCGCCGGCAGCGAGATTGTGACGCGCGCAGCGTTCACGTTGGTATCAGTGATCTGCCGGACTTGGCTGGCGTTGTATTTCAGCTCAATGTTGACGCCAACCTCGCGCTGGATGTCGGAGAAGCCTTGGATGTAGCTTTGGTTCTGCGTCCCGTAGCGGGTCTCGATCTGGACGCCTGAGAAGTTGAACGTGCCGTCTGGGTTCATCAGCGGCGTGTCGTCTAGCAGCACTGACTGCCAGCTGTTCTCGAGGCCCTGGATCTCGCCCTCTCCGATCAGATCGAGCAGGTAGGCATAGGCTGCACTCTCGAGGCTGTCGGGCGCTTCTGTTGGCTTGTACGGTTCGAGCTTCTGCTCGATCCGATCGAGCTGCTGCTTGATCTTCTTCTGCTGCCTCTTGGCACGTTTCTCCGCGCGTTTCTGGGCGCTGTTGCCGCCACCAGCGCCCGAAATGAACTGCGTCATGCCACGTCGATCCCTGCACTTATGGTGACGGATCCGACCCACACGCGGCCGTAGATGATGGGCACCGGAAGCCCCTGCGCTGAGGTGTTCTGGATGCCGGAGAAGCTGTAGGACTCGAGCCGCTTGGGGTCGGCGCGATCGCCGTTCTGCGCACCGGCAAAGCTGGCGCGCTGCGATGACATCGAGGTGCTGAGCTTCGGCACCGGTGAGAGCATCTGTGCCACACCGCCGAGCGCCAGGCTGAAGCCGATGCCGGCCACGATGGTGGCAGCGGTGCCGCCGATCACACCAGCGCCAAGGCCGCCGATGATGGCGCCCACCGGGCCGAGCAGGATCGACGCAGCGATCAGGCCGATGCCGGCGAAGATCTGCCCGAGGCCGCCACCAGCGCCGCTGAGCACCGGCACGATGCTGATCGTCTTGGCGCGCTCGCTCGGGATCTGCAGCTCATCGGCATCGCCCACCGGACGGCCGCCCACGCGCACCTTGTAGCCGTAGCCCTCGCGGTCGCCATCGACCAGGAACTTCTCGAGGCCGGGGAAGTTGGCCAGCAAAAACCGCACCGCCTCGGCCGGTGATGCCACGTCAGCCTTAAAGCTGCGTGCGCCCACAAACTCAGCGATCCGGCCGTAGACCTTAACGACTTTCATGGCGCACGACCTTCCCGGTCTGTTTCAGATAGTAGCCACCCAGCAGGTCCCGACTTGAAAGTCGCCCGCGCAGGTGGTGGATGATCAGCTGGTCGCCCAGGTAGACAGCGACGTGATTGGCGCGGCCGTCGTTGCGGTCGAGCGCCATCAGCAGCGCATCGCCGGGCTTGATCTCCTCGAGGCTCACCTCCCGGAAGCCGGCCTCCTTGAAGCAGCCCTCAAACATCGGCGCCTGCTCAAACGCATCCGGTGTCGGCCGCGGCCAGTCGGGCAGCTCCAGCCCCCACTCGCGCGCGTACCAATCGCGCACCAGCGTCCAGCAGTCGAGCACGCCCCAGGCGTACTCCCGGCCCACCAGCGGCGCCTGGTAGCCCTCAGGCTGGCAGCCGTCAAAGGTGCCGGTGTTGGGGTTCACGATCCACCAAGGCAGCCCTGAACGCTCGCACGCGACCCGATCCGCCTGGCTTGGTGCCGGTGGCGTGTGCGGGTGGCTGTGGATCACGGAGATGATCGTGCCGGCATCCTCCGCTGCTGCGTAGTCATCCGGGTCGATCGTGAACATCTCCTCCGGGTCCGTGGCGATGTTGCGGCACGGCCAGTAGCGCCGGCGCCCCTTGACCACCACCTCGAGGCCGCAGCTCTCGCCCGGCGCCTCCGCCTGCGCGTGCTCCAGTGCAGCGGCCAGCAGCTTCGGCTTCATGCGATCTGCCCCACGCCAGGGAAGGAACCGAACGGCAGCTCAGAGTAGGCGCCAAACCGCAGTTTGCAGCTGGCAAGCCGCTTGCCGCAGCTGTCGAGCGCAGCGTTGCTGGTGGGCTTGTCGTTCACATCCGCCACCGGGCCGCCGGTGTAGCCGCATTCTGCCGAGCGGTAGCCCCATTGGCAGACGTTCTGGATGGTTTGGCGCCGGGGCAGGCGCATCCCCACCAGGTCAAGGGCTGAGGCCAACTCGAACTCGACCAGCTCGCGGTTCTCCGTCACCTTCCGATCGACGTAGTAGATCTCGCGCGGCATCTCGGCCGTGGGGTCTGCGGTCGGGTTGGTGCCGCCGGGAAAGTTGGCAGCATCAAGGAACTTCGCCAGCGTGCGGATCCGCGTCACCTTGGCTCCATTCAGGTCGTTGCCTGGTGTGGCTGCGTTCACGCTCAGCAGCACCGCGGTGATGGTGCTCAGCACGTTGGCGACCCTGATGTTCGGCCGCGGCAGCTGGCCGCCACCGCCGTACTCAAAGCCCGTGGCCTCCACCGGCCAGCTGTTGTAGCTGTTGCCGGCCCAGATCAGGTCCTGCTGCAGGCCGTTGGTGCCGGCATGGAAGCGGTAGGTGGTCGCCGCGCCGTGCAGGTTGCTGAACAGCTGCAGCTCGAACAGCTCGATGAGCGCACTGGGCGCCAGCTTCTGCAGCTCGGTGATGACGGGGGTGGGAACGGTCATGGTTCAGCCAGCTGGTCGAAGGTGGCCTGGATGGTGTTCAGGTTGCAGGCATCCAGCGTGCGCTGCCACTCGCGGCAGACGTACTTCGCGGAGGCCGCAGCGTTCGGCGCCGTCCAGTCGAAGCTCTCGACGCCGGCGCGTGCATCGAGGAACGCCTCGATCGCATTGGCCTCAGTGTCGGTGCGCGCTGCAAAGGTCAGCGTCCAGCTCTTGAGATCAGCGTTAATGCCGGTGGCCTGCCGCGACTCGTAGCCATCACCGAACTTCACGGTGGTGACCGTTGGCCGGCTGGAGCGTGTAGCGCCGAAGTCTGGCGTATAAGTAAACGTACTCAAGACGCCCTCCTAGCAAACACTTTCTCAAATGGTAAGCCGCGTTGCAGGCGCGAGTAAGCCGTCAACACCGGCACTTCATGTTCACGAGCCCACTGAGTTAAGCATTTTGTCTCGCCGCAATGCGTGAGATTGATGTTGCTTCTTGTGTTCTGCGCTTGCTGCTGAGGAGTTGCCCACCGGCAATTTTCTGGAGTGTAATCTCCATTGACATCAATACGGTCTAGCGAGCACCTATCGGGGCGTGGTCCCATGTCAGCATAAAAATCGGCAAACGAATTGCGCCAACGGTCACAAACTTTAATGCCGCGACCTCCGTAGTGAGCAAATTTGTGATTATTTACATTTAAACAGCGACCAAGCATTGAGCTATAGACGTTGTACTCGGGGGTGCCAGTCATTCCGTGTTTTCTTTTTATTTTGCTCATCAACTCGGCGCGATAACATCCACAGCTCGTAGCCTTGCCATTGCGCAATAGCTGAGCCGCGATTGAAGTCTCTGCGCCGCACTCGCAGCGACAGTGCCAATAGCCTTTTCCACCGCGAAGACCATCGTAAGACCGGACCTCTAAGCGGCCAAACCGTTGTCCTGTTAATTCAATCCGCGTAGGCACTGGCATTTGGTGGCTACCTTTTACTTTATTATGCCGCGAGAAGGCCGCCAGGCCGGCGTTGCTTGATCAGCTCCTGCTGCACAGCAGCACTGATGGCACGGCCGAGCGCCTGGCCTTGGCCGTTGTCGCCCTGCACGGTGGTGCCCTTCGCATCCACGTTCACCACCACGCTGGTGCTGCCGCCGCCGGATACGCCGAGCTTGCCGTCGCGGCCGCGCTTCAGAGGAATGATGGCCTCCGGTCCGGCCTCACCCATCAGGCCAAGGCGGCCGGCACCACCGTTGGCAAACTTGAACAGGGTGGGGGAGTTGACCACACCACCAGCAGCGAACGGCTGGATGCCGTTGGCGAACATGCCGCCATTGGCGAAGATGCCACCCGAGAACAGCTTGCCGCCTGACAGCGCACCGGCACCGCTGAGGAAGCCGCCGCCGCCGCCAAACAGGCCGGTGATCGCCTGCATGATCGGCGCCAGGATCAGCAGCCGGGCCACCATCCGCGTGGCCTCAGTGACGATCGACAGCGCAAAATCCTGGAAGTTGAACTTGCCGGTGGTGGTCAGCGAGACGATCGCATCCTCCAGTCCCTTGATGGCGTTCTGCGTCAGGTTGCTGATGTTCTCACCCAGCGTGCCGATGCTCTCGAGGTAGGAGCTGATGCCATCCTTGGCACCTGCCAACACAGCACCTTGCGTGCTCACCGCATCGGTGAACTGGAACAGGTCGATCGCAGCCTTGCTGGCTTCGTCGCCAATCTCCTTCAGCCCCTGCTGGTATTCCTTATCGGCCAGCGCGACGTTGGCCTCTGACAGCTGATTAACCAACTGCTCGAACGGCTCAATGTCCATCTGGCCGCCAGCTGCGTTCACCTCCAGCGCCAGCTTCACCACATCACGGGTGAGCTGGTCGATCATGCGGTCGTTTTCGGTGATCGCCTCATCGCGCCGCAGCAGCAGCTGCTGGAACTTATCGGCGCCCACTCCTTCATAGGCGCGGTTCACATCAGCCACGCTCTCCTGCAGCTGGCGTTGCAGGTCGATGGCACGCTCGGTGAGGCTTCTGCGGCGATCCTCCAGTCGCTCCTGTTCGGCTGCTGCACGACGTGCCTCTGCTGCTGCCTTGCGCGAGGCTGCTTCACTCTCACGGTCGGCATCGGTGGTGTCGAGCCCCATGTTGCTGCCGCGCGTGCGGCGGCCGGTGCCGGGGGAGGGTGCATCGGTCCACAGC